TGGAGCGGGAAACCCCGAAGCGGGTCGACCGGTACGTGGTGGAGGCGGCGATCCGCAAAGCGGGAGTGTGACGCGTGGCTGATAACAAGATCCGCGTTCTGATCGACGTTGTCGCGGACAGGGCGTCAGCGTCGCTCGGCAACTTGCGCAGCGATCTGTCGAACACCGAGGGTGCGTTCGGGAGGCTGAGGGTCGCCGGTGGCGGGGCGATGGACTTCCTGAAAGGGCACGCGGCCGAGTTCGCCACGGCGGCTGCGGGGGCGCTCGTCGCGTTCGCAACGAAGGCGGTAGGCGAGTTCAACGCTTTGGCGCTGGAGGCAGGCAAGTTCGCCGACGCCACCGGCATCGCAGTCGAGGATGCTTCGCGGTGGATTGAAGTTGCCGGAGATGTCGGTGTCGGCACTGAGACCATCCAGGGCGCAATCCTGAAAATGAACAAGGCGATCGGCGCCGGCGGGTTGAAGGAGTTCGAGGGCGACATCGTTCGCACCAGCGACGGCGTCGTCAATGCCAGCGCCACGTTCGAGAACCTGGTTACCAAGATCGGAGCGATCAAGGATCCGACGGAGCGGGCGAAGGCGGCGCAGGAAGCGTTTGGCAAGTCGTACGGTGACATCTCCGAGTTGATGGAGATGGACGCCGATGATCTCCGCGAGGCGCTTGAGAGCGTCAGCGATGCGAAGGTCATCGATAGCGGAGAGGTCGAGAAGGCTCGCGATTTCCGCGACGCGATGGACAACCTCAAGGGCAAGACCGAGGATCTCGCCCTGACACTCGGCGAGTCGCTGGTTCCGGCGCTCACCGATGTCGCAGAGGTCGCAGGGGCGGCAGGGGACGTGCTCGGCACGGAGTTGCCGGGCGGCATCAAGGTCATTGACGCCCTGGTAGAACCGATCGCCGGCAAGTTCCGCGCCGCCGGCGACTCAATCCAGCAGATGAAGGGCGATCTGTACGACCTCGATCCCGTGGTTCAGGGCGTCACGGAACGGCTCGCCGAGCAGGCGGTGGCGTCTGAGGCGGCCGCGTCTGAGGCCACCGCTTCGACGGCTGCATACACCGAGTTCTCAGGCGGCATGATCGACGCCAGCAGCAACGTGGTCGACTTCGATCACACCCTGGTCGACATGGGTGTGGAGGCCGACCGGTCACGCCGGAAGATCGACGACATGTCCGGCGCCGTCGGACGGTTGCAGGATCTGTTGTCCAATCGCGACGCCTACGACAACGCCATCCAGGCGCAGAACGAATTGATCTGGGCAAACCAGATCGCGATCGACACGGCCAGGAATCAGAAGGCGACGGAGGAAGAGAAGGCGGCGGCGCTCGACGCGTCGAAGGAAGCCTTGCGCAGGTCGATCGACGAGACGCTGACCTACATCGAGACCGTTGGTGGCATCCCTCCGAAGCAGGAGACGATCATCCGGGCGTTCCTCGACGAGGGGAAGCTCGCTGAGGCCGAGGCGTGGCTCGCCCACCTCGCCCGTGCCCGGACAGCGGTCATCACTGCCAAGGGTCAGGGGTCGCTTGGGTTCATGAAGGACGACGCCGGCGGGCACATCCCGGCTGGTCAGATTCATGAGGTCGCGGAGAAGCGTCCCGAGTTCGTCAATGGTGTGCTGATCGCCGGCCCGGCCGATGTGACCAGCGGCGCGGAGACGGGGCGGATTCTCGGAAGGATGGGTTCCGGCGGTGGCGGTGCGACGATCTACAACACCATCAACGTCTCGACGCTCACGGGCCGCCTGCCACCGGAGACGGTGCGTCAGATCGAGGATGCCCTGGCGAAGAGTGCTCGACTGAACGGTCGGTCATGACGGCCCCGACCGCAATCATCCTGTATGACACTCGCCTTTGGACCGAGGGTGATGGTTCCCTGCTGAACCTCGGTAGCACGGGGTCGGTCTACGACATGCCGATCCTCACCGATCTCGAGTACGACACCGCGTACGGCACGCAGACCAACGACTACTACGGCGAGTTCAACACGTTCGACTCACCGGGGACCGGGATCTTCTGGCCTGATTTCGGTGGCACTCCCGGCGTCGGCGGGGTATTCACGTTCATCATCGCCACGGGCGACACGGCGGACGGCGCCGGTTACGCACAGATGCGTTTCACCGACGGGACCGAGGATCTCAAGGCGACGATCATCAACTGGGACGGTTCGATCTTCGGACCGCTGGCTGAGGTCACCTTGACCGACCCGGTGCTGTTCGCCGATCCCGGTCTGGACGTCAGCTACAACTCGTCGGGCGCCGCTGACAACACGGTCTACTTTGTCGAGGTTGATCTGACCTCGGCGTCGCCGGACGCCCGGATCCGCGAAGATGAGACGGTCGTTGACTCTGACACGCATGCCGCCTATGGCGCCGGCGTGGTCGACGGGATCTACGATCCAGGTGTCGGGGTGATCTTCACCCTCGTCGGCGCCGACACCGGGTGGACGTCCACGGCGTGGCGGATGCGTGGCATGGGCATGGTACGTGGCTTCCTGACCGCGGCCGAGCGAGACGAATGGAGCTCGTACTTCCTCGATGATTCGCCGGCAACGCCGGTCGATGTCATTCTTCCGGGCGCCCCGTTGCCGACCGTGGTCGTCTACTTCGACTTGTCATCGGTGTTCGCCACTGACTACTTCACGCTGAATGACACGCTGAGGGGCAAGCTCGACGATACGACGTATCTGCTCGCCGGTGATCTGGCAACCGATGTCACGCCTTACGCGTCGGCGGTGTCGATCAACCGGGGCCGCTCGAGGGCGCTCGACGAGTTCCAGGCCGGTACGTGCGAAGTGGTGTTCCGCAACGAGAGCCGCATCTTCGATCCGTCGTACATCCACGGGCCGTTCTACGGGAACATCAAACCGGGGAAACGGATCACGATCTCCGGTAACCACATCCCGATCTTCGATGGTGTGATCCGCGACTGGAACTACAGCTATGAAGTCGGTGGCCTGTCGATCGCCACCGCGGTGTGCACGGATGCGCTGGGGACGTTGGCGGCCCGCGAGTTCGACGAGTGGACGACGTCGTCGCAGACCGCTGATCTGCGGCTCACTGCGCTCCTCGATCGGTCGGAGGTGGTGTTCGGCGCCAACCGTGACTTCGACACCGGCGTGGAGACGTTGGCCTCCGATCTGGTCACACACGGGTCGAACGTTCTGAACTACGCGCAGCTGGTCGTCAAGTCCGACCTGGGGAGCCTGTTCGCGTCCCGTGATGGGGTGCTGACGTTCCGCAACCGGCAGAGCAACGCGAACGAGACGGCGACGTCGGTGATCTTCACCGACGAGGGCGGCGACATCCCGTATACCGGCATTGCGCAGGATTACGGCTCTGAGTTCCTGTACAACCGGGTGACGGTCGACCGTGAGGGTGGCACCGCTCAGACGGCGGTCGATTCGACATCGGAGTACGAACTGTCGACGTTGTCGCTCACCGGGCTCCTGTTGACGTCAGATCTCCGGTCGCAGGATTACGCCGACTATCTGCTCGGCCTCTACTCGGAACCGGAGCTCAGGCTTTCGCAGGTGACGGTCCAGGCCGCCGCCCTGCCGGCCGATCAGCAAGCCGACTTGCTGTCGCTCGACATCGGTGATTTGGTGCAGGTCCGTCACACGCCGAACGGGGTCGGCGGTGGGGTCGTGCAGCGGTACGCCATCGTCGAGGGCCTGAGCCACGAGATGCTCCCCATGTATCACCTGGTGACCGTGGCCTTGACGAGCGCCGACCGGCGGCGGGTGTTCATCCTCGACAGTGATGTCTACGGCCTCCTCAACGGCGCCAACGGCGTCCTCGCGCTCTAACCCTCCTCAAGGAGTTCTTCGATGGCTGTCCGCACAGGGTTCGCCGGTACGACGTCGCCCGGTGACGTGCTCACCTCGGCGCAGATCACCCGTCTCCCCGGTGGGTGGATCGGGTATGTCGAGGTGACCGCGAACCAGACGGGCATCGGCACCGGCCCGACGGATCTGACGTCGTTGACGTTGACGGTGACGGCGGGTACGTCGCGGCGGTTGCAGATCACCGGCTACTGCCGGGTGACACAGGCCGCAGGTGCTGCAGCGGCCGGGTCAGTGTTCATCCGCAACAGCGTGCCGAACACGTTGCAGACCTCGACGCTGTCGCTCGATGCCTCATACACCGGGATGCATGCCCCGATGAGCGTGCAGACCCCGTCGGCGGGGTCGAACACGTACAAGCTGTCAGCCGGCACGACCGCCAACACGTTCGACCTCATCGCCTCCTCGTCGCAGCCGGCGTTCATCATGGTCGAGGACATCGGGCCGTCGGCATAGCCCATGATTCGTCGCTGGTGGTACGGGCGGAAGCGCAAGGTCCGCTGCTCGGAGTGCTTCCGCAAGGGTGTCCGCGAGTGGCACCAGGAGACGCCCACGATGAAGCGTGGCGGCCGCTGGTGCCCGCACTGCGGGTACGGCGTCCACCCACCCGATGAGCTGGCCGAGGCGGCCTGAGATGACCACCTTCCCCTACGGGTATGAACGCCCGCCGGACGGTGGCCCGCAGGGCATGGGCACGATGCTCACGTGGGACCAGATGATGGGCAAGACCACGGTCCGCAACCTCCACCCGGAGGTGCGCCGACGGTTCAAGGCGCTCATCGAGTTCGCCGCCACCGAGGGCGTGCCGCTCGGCGTCGGAACAGCGTGGCGGGTTCAGCCGAACCCACCGCCGCCGGGGTTCGCGCAGCCGGGCAACTCGTGGCATGAGTCGTGCCCGGTGTCGCCGATGTCGGCGACGGCGTTGGCGATCGACACGGTGCCGTCCACGTCATGGGATTGGATGGAACGCAACTGCGCAGCCTTCGGGTTCCGCACGTTCCGCGCTGTGAACAACGAGCCGTGGCACATCCAACCGCTCGAAGTGTCGACCAGCCGCAAGTTCGCCACGACCCTGCCGCAGTTGACGACGTGGCCGCTTCCCGCTCCACCGCCGCCATCATCCGATGAGGGAGAACCCGTGTTCGTCATCAAAGGCAAGACCCAGTCCGCCGTCTACGCGACCGACTGGCTGACCAAGCGGCACATCGACGGCCCCACCTATGACGTGTTGCGCGTCCTCGCCGCTCAAGGCAAGGGCGTCATCATGTCGGCCGACAACACGTTCATCGAGGTCGATGATGTCGTGGCCGATGGCATCCCGTTGGGGCACACAGGCACGCCTGGTCCCACCCCGGCGCAGGTGGCCGACGAGCTCGCCCGGCGACTGGTGGCGTGACCGTCAGGCCGGTCGTGCGTGAGGTCGCCGGCCCGCTGATCGTGGCGCTCGTCGGCTGGGCGCTGGTGTTGTGGGTAACGGCGAAGGAGTGATTGCGGATGAGCGGTGAGACGGGAGAAGTGACCTCCGGGTGGACGGTGGACACGCTGCGGGCGAATCTGCAGCGCCAGCTCGACGACATGCGGATGATGCTCAACGAACGGTACGAGACGCAGGGCAAAGCGATTGATGCGGCCTTCGTCGCCCAGCAAGTCGCCATGACCACAGCACTCACCGCTGCCGAGCGTGCCGTCGCCACGGCGTTGCTGTCCGCCGAGAAGGCGGTCACGAAAGCTGAGGTCGCCGCCGAGAAGCGGTTCGAGGCTGTGAACGAGTTCCGTGGTCAGTTGAACGACATGGTGACCACGTTGATATCCCGCACCGAGGCCGAGGCTCGCATGTCGGCCATCGCCGAGAAGCTCGACGCCGAGGCGAGCCGGCTGAATCAGCGGGCATCAGAAAACGGGCAACGGATCTCCGAGCTCGATGCCAAGTTGTCGTCGAGACTCGATGTGAGTCAAGGCCGGTCGTCGGGAATCAGCGCATCGGCGGGCGCCATCGTCGGCGGTGTCGGTCTGCTCGGCTCGATCATCGCCATCATCATCGTCCTCGCCGAGGTGTTGGCCCGATGAACTCCTGAGGTTGTCGGATGCTTCTCGCGATTACCGGCGATGTCGTCGTCCAGACCGTTGGCGTTGTCGCCGGTGCCGTTGTGGCGGCAGCCGGTCTCGTGTTCGTGTCGATCGTCACCTACAAGGGCAAGAACGCCTCACAGGCGGCGGAGAAGTCGTCGGAGCGTTCGGCGTGGCAGTTGCATCCGAACGGTGGTGCGTCGCTGGCGGACGCCGTGCGGCGCATCGAGGCAACGATCGCCCGTGTCGAGGAACGCCAGATGATGACCGACCGTGAGGTGCGGCACCTCTCCGACCGCATTTTCCCCGTGCCGTCCACTGTCACCCCACCGCACGGCACCCCGCCGACAACGAAGGATTAGGGGCGGCCGATGATCACGGTTGTACCGCTTCGCTTGTAGATCGGGCACTCTCGGAAAGGTCTCGGTGACGTTCGTCACTGGGCGGCGAGAGAAACGCCGCTGGAATGGTGATCGGCGAGCGTGTGATTGTCACCTTCGTCGAGGCGTTCCTCGCCGTGGTCGTGGCGGCCAACACCGATTGGCTCGACGTGTCGACGTTGCGGGCCGCGGGCATCGCCGGTGGGGCCGCTGTGCTCGCCGTCATCAAGGCCGCGATCGCAGCCCGCACCCCGGACACCGTGTCGCCGGCCTCACTGGCCCGCTGAGTTCTGTCAACTGACGAAACTAGGAGCACTAGATGGCCCTCGCCTACTCCACTGCGCTGCGCAACACCATGCTCGACGCCATCACGTCCACCGTCGGCGCGTCCGGGCTCCTGCGGATCTACGACGGCTCACGCCCGGCGACCGGCGGCACCGCCACCACGCTCCTCGCCGAGCTCACCCTCAACGCCACCTTCGCCGGGTCGGCCGCGTCCGGTGTGCTCACCCTGAACGCGATCACGTCCGACACGTCCGCCAATGCCACCGGCACCGCCACCTGGTTCCGGATCGTCACCTCCGGTGGGACGTTCGTCATCGACGGCAACGTGGGCACGTCCGGTTCCGACCTGAACCTGAACACGACGTCGATCGTGTCCGGTGCCACCGTCGCCGTCACCTCGTTCACGATCACCGGCGGCAACGCCTAGCCCGCCTCGACGCCTGAGAGGCGGGACAGATCATGGCGATCGCCGCCACCCTCCTGACCAGCTCCTACGACAACGTCGACCGGACGTCATACACCACGGCATCGATCAGCCCGGCGTCGAATTCGCTACTCCTCCTGTTTGTCACCGACTCGATCAGCGTGGGCACCGCACCAGAGGCGGTACCCACCGGCCTGTCGTTGACATGGGAACGACTCGGACAACGGGTCTACGGGCCATCCCCCGGCGTTCGCCGCGCCGGGGCGTGGATCGCCCAATGCGGCGGGTCACCCGGGTCGGGGACGATCACCCTCACTGAGAACGACCGCGGGTCCGGGACGACGTCCATCGGCACATCGTGGGCGGTCATCGAGATCACCGGGCACCACACCACGCAACCCGTGCGGCAGGTGCAATACCCCGGTACGGGTACGTTCGCCACATTGTCCGGTTACCAGCTGACCGGGTTGACGTTGCCGATGCTCCCGGCCGCCGACTCGAACAGCCGTGGGTTTTCCGCGTTCCACCATCAGGCGAACGAAGCAACAACGTTCCGGGCGAACTGGTCGGAGCTGTCCGACCACAACGCCACCACTCCCGACGGTGGGCATGAGACCCAGTGGCGTTCCGATGCGTTCGAGACAACCGCCTCGGCGACGTGGACAACATCGTCCCGGTGTTTCGGGTTCGCGATTGAGATCGCCGAGGCGTCTGCCCCCTCCATCGCCCGGGCGACGATTGCGACCTACGCCGACACTCAGTCTGAGACGTCGCCGGTCACGGTCACCATGCCGGACGACATCGACGCCGGCGACCTGCTCATCGCCTACATCGCCGCTGATGCCAACGACACCGTTGCCGCCGGTGGCGGCGAGGGTTGGACAAGCATTCAGGACACCTCGAATGGGTCCGCTGTTCGCCTCAAGGTGTTCGCCAAGATCGCCGCTGGCTCTGACGCCCTGACGCTCACCGTCGGGTCATCGAACGACACCGCGACCCACGTTCAGCGGATCACGAACCACGGTGTGTCGAACGTGGCGACCGACATCGAACTGGGCACCGCTGCCACCGGCACGGACGCCGCGCCTGATCCGCCATCGAAGACACCGTCGTCGAACAAGACGTGGTTGGTCATCGCCTGCAACGCATCCGACGACGACGACAACGTGACCGGCCTGGGGTACGTCCCGACGGGGTATGTCCCCCTCGCTCAGACGGAGTCGGCGGCAACGGCGAACTCGTCGATGATCCAAGTCGCCTGCGACGCGCAAACGACCGGGTCGGCGATCAACCCCGGAGCGTTCACCCTCGCCGCGTCGGAGGAATGGGTCGCCCAAACCCTCCTGATCCCGCCCCCGTCGGCCGGCGCCACTGGCACGGCGGCCGTTACCGAAGCGGCCGACACATCGGCGGCATCCGGCACGGAGACATTCACCGGTACGTCGGCTACGACGGAAGCGGCCGACACATCAAGCGCTACCGGCGCCGAAACCTTCACCGGTACGTCGGCTACGACGGAAGCGGCCGACACATCAAGCGCTACCGGCGCCGAAACCTTCACCGGTACTTCGGCAACCACCGAGGCTGATGACACCGCGAGCGCATCTGGCACGGAGACATTCACCGGGACCGTGGCAGTCACGGAAGCGGCGGACACGTCGAGCGTTACCGGGACGGTCACCATCACCATCACTGGCACCGTGGCGGTCACCGAGGCCGACGACACGTCAACGGCATCAGGCACGGCGGGATCTGTCGGCAACATCGCCCCCAAACTCGATCACGACGCAACGTTCGAGCCGGCGGCGGACACGGCCACCCACCGGCCGGCCACCACCACGGCCACATTCAAGCCCGCCGCGACCGTGAAGACGTTCACCTGAACAGGAGCTGAGATGGCCGACGCGAAAATCTCCGCCCTGACCGAACTCGCCGTGGCCCCCGCCGACGACGACGAGCTGGTGATTGTCGACAAGTCCGACATGACACAGGCAGCATCGGGGACGACGAAGCGGATCACCGTCGCGAACCTCACGCCCACCTACCCGACCTTCGCCTGGAACCAGTACTACAACACCGCCGAAGCCGCAGCGATCACCGTGCCGGGAAACGACCAGGTGCTGTTGCCGCTCGACACCACGGGCGGGGCACTGGTCACGAACCCGGCAGGGTGGGCGATCAACGACGGAATCAACAACCTGCCGAACGGGGTGTACGCGATCACCTGGTATTGGGAGCAGAGCGGCACCGGGACGTTTTTCGACAACTACGCCTACATCCGCGGGTCCGTCCTCGGGGAGATCATCTACCCGACGGCGCCGATGTCGCAGCCGGACTCCTACTACGGGTCGATGTCGTCGGTAATGAAACTCGTCGCCGAGAACACCACGACCAACTACATCCAGTTCACGGTCGTGAACATCGACGCCAGCCCGCACGACATCTTCAACCTCGTGACCGTCACCCGGCTGGATGCCTGATGGCGCTCATCCTTCAGGAGGACAGCTTCGCCGTCCTCCTCGAGGACGGCACAAGTCAACTTCTCCAAGAGGACGGCGTCGACCCCGTCGCCATGAACCCCACCGTCCGCGCCACGTTCAAGCCCGCCACCGTCGTCAGGACACTCAATGCCTGAACTCGTCACCTTCTATCCCGGCGCCCGGTCCTACGGGCGGGTCGTGTTCACCCGCTCCGACTACGAAACCGACTCCGTCGCCACAACCACCGCCACACTGACGCTCGTCGACCCTGAAGGCACAGAGGTCACCTCCGTCACCCCAACCCTGACGAACACGACGTCAACGGTGCAGGTCGACTGGGAGTACACGCTGCCCACCTCCGCGGTGCCCGGTGTGTGGACCGCCGCCGTGCAGACCGCCACCGCGCTCATCGCCCACGACGAATCAACGTTCCGGGTACTGCGGGCGGTCGGCTAGTCGAGGTCGAGCATCGCGAGAATGTCCCGCCATGCTTCGTCGGCGGCCGGCTCGTCCGGCTCACAGCAGGCAAGCCGTGATACTGCTGCCTTTATCGCGTCCCGTTCGGCCGTGATGCTGTCGATGTGGTCGAGCAGCGTGACGAAGAAATCTTCATCGGATACGAGCGTGATCCCTCGCTCTGCGGCCTGCTGCCGGAACCACTCTTCGTTGGTCATCGCATCCTCATCCTCTCATCATTCGTGACCTGACGGCCTGCCCTGCTCGTCAGGTCACGACAGCCCCTCGCCTCCCCTCCGCACGGTGGGTAGAGGCGAGGGGCTATTTGCGTTCTACAGCCACGGTGGCAGGTGATCCACGTCGAGCGGCCGCAGCACCGGCACGACGTCCGCACCGCTGCCCAACCACGCCGACCCGCACGAGCACCTGTGCACCCCGTCACCGTGCGGCGGGTCCACGCACCGGCACGAATGATGACGGGCGTCGCAGACGACAGCGGGGTCGGTCATCAGTGACACACCGACGCCTTGCCGCTGTTCATGCCCCACCAGAGGCGCAAGCACGCAGCACACGCGAGGACGAACACAGGAAGCAACCAGAACTTGCCCTGCGAGGCGATGACCCCGACGATCGGGAGGCACAGCAACACGAACAGGCAGTGGTATCGCCAGTAGGCGAGGAAGCGGCGCACCTCGGCGTCGCAGCACTCGACACCAAAGAACGCCTCGACCGGGCCGACGGGCCGGCGTGCGGGCAACGTGGGGGGCGTAGCGGTGGCGACAGCCGATGATCGGCCCCCGTGGTCGAGCTCCCAGCGGTCGGCCCGTCGCTCGAGCGCAGCCATCACGGCGTCGCACTGCTCATCGTTCAGCTTGGCGACGATCCGCTCGGCTTCGGCGTACACGGCCAGGTCGCTCATGACCGCTCCCCTTTCCGCCACCGACGAACGCGGATGACCAACTGGATCGCCTCGATCCACCAAGAGATGATGGGGACGGCAACGATGCCGACTAGGACTTGCTGCCACAAGCTCATCGGTCGCGTCCCATCCACGCACAGAACCGCTCCCACGCTGCAGCCATACGAGGCGTGGCGACCAGGCCCGGCGTGTACGGCTCGAGCTCGGCGACGCCCGTCACCAGGAACTGACGACGACGGCCGGCCGTCGGGTCATGCAGGTAGCACGTGTCCCGGTCGAACTCAACCAGCACCCACGTCGGTTCATCGATCCAGGCGGTCACGACGACTCGACCGCCCCGGCCTCGACCAGGAGCTCGGTGAAGAACTCGCCGAGCACCATCGGGTCGTCCACAACGGCGGCGTCCCACTCGTCGAAGTGCTCGGGGTCTTCCGCCGCCCTCTGATCCCACGCCTGCAATGCAGCGCTGATCTGCTCGACAGTTGCTGTGATCTTCTTCATCAGTCCTCCAATCGAAGGCGGGCAACGACCCATGTCGCCGCTACGCCCGATACGACCCCGGCGAAGTAGAACAACGCCGGGAACAACACGCCACCACGGCGAGGAGCAGCAGGATCCCGCGCACTACCCATGGCCCCATGCCGGTCTTCACGCTCATCGCGACACGATCCAGTCGTAGATGCGCAGCACCCACGACCACATCCAGTCGAAGAACGCGAAGATCCACGCCGATTCACCGGCCTTGATGTTCGACCACAACAACCAGAGCCCCCCGGCGACGAACACCCACTTCATCACCTTCCCCAGCGGGGACTTGTTCACGTCGAGCGCAGACATCTCACGCCTTCCGTCGCGTCGGTATGACGAATGCGATGAGCGCGCCAGCGATGGCACCGGCGAACAGCAGACCGACTGTGTTCCGATCGTTGATGTTCGAGGCCTGCACCTCGTCCGCCTTGAACCCGTAAGCCGCCATGGCAGCGCCGATCGTGATGCACACGCCGACGATGCCCCGCTTGTATGCGACGATCAGAAGCAGCACCACACCGCAGACGAATAGGCCGGTCCAATGATCTTGAGTAGTGGCTACCGCCATCATGAGTTGACTCCTTGTGTTGGTGTGTTCATGCCGACGCCGATCCGCTTCCGTCGGCGTAACCGGGCGACGTGCTCGCATGCTCACGCCGCTCGTCACGGGCAACCTCGGCCCGCATCACATCGACCGCATGGTCGGCGTCGTCGGCGTAAGGCTCCACGCAGTACCAGTTGTCCTTGTAGACGATCAAGCAAGTGCCCCGCAGGGTCTCGTTGCGCTGGTACCGCTTCGGTAGCGAACGGAAGTACTCGAGCGCGTCGGCCGGGTCCATGAAATGCACGCGGTGCGGCTCACCCTCTCCGATACCGATCGACGTGGCGATCTCTGAGCGGCGGTAGATGGCGCACCACGGTCCACCCTGCGCGTCCCACCACTGGTCGGACGCCCACTCGACGGCGCGGTAGCCGACCTCGGAGGCGACACCGGCGACCCAGTCCTCGACGTCGCGATGCCCGGCGGTCATGACCAGGCCATCAGCATTCCGTCAGGGCGAACGTCGAACGGGTCGTGTTCGAGGTTCACGATGTGCCCGTCGCCGTCGAGAGTGGCGACGATGTTGCACCAGCACATCTCGATCAGGTCGCCGCGCACGTCCAACACGAACTGCGGCATGTAGGCGGCAGCGCACGCCCCGCAGTAGCAGCCGGGGACGACCCGATCTATGAGAGCAGCGAGTTCGGGGAACATGCAGGCGGCAGACCACACGTTCGTGTAGTTGCCGTCCGTCACATCAACGGTCTTCCACGGGTACCGCACCCACCGCCCGTACTTCACCGGCCCTTCCCCTTCGCCACTTGCGCAGCCTTCGGCTTGCCACGCGGCTTCACGGTCTTCGTCGACCATGCGAGCACAGCGTCGCACCGCTCGACCTCAGCCCGCTCCATCGCGATCAACGCGTTGATGCGCTCACGGTCGGCAACGAGCTGATCGATGCGTGCGACGCGTTGCGCCCGCTCGGCGCGTGCAGCGTCTGCGGCGACTGTCAGGTTCGCGATCGGTGCAGGCGTGCTCGGCGTGGAGTCGTTGTGCTCCGACGCGTCGTGCTCGGCCTGACCGTTGTGCGTCTCGGTGCTCATGTTGATCCTTCCATTCCTGTCGCCTTGCGACATAGACTAACACCATGTCGCAAGGAAGAGTCAAGCACCTATCACGAATCTGGTGGGATTGCGTCGGGTGGACCGGTTGGGCCACGGTCGGTGATGTCGCGCCGAAGGTCGGGATGCTCCTGCTCGTCGCGTCGGCGGTACTCGCACCGACGTCCGCGCTCGTCGGTCTTGTCGTGTTCTGGGTCGCCACGCACATCGACGACCTGGCGCGAGTGCGCAAGCGGGCGCGAGTGCTGCAGTCCCGTGGCAAGAAGGGCGCATGGCTCCGTGCCATCAAGGCCGAGTTCGGCATCACCGAAGCGGCGCGCAAACGCAAGTGGTTCCGGCGCATGTGCGAGGTGTTGGAGATCCCCTCCATCCCGCAGGTGCTCGAGTGGGGACTGACGAACGACGGTGAGCAGTTCGTGTTGCGCATCGTCGTCACACCACGGTTCGGGACCAAAGAGTTCATGGACAAGGCGGGCAAGATCCGCGACTACGCCGGCAAGGACGTCATGCGAGTCCACATCACCCAAGACCCCGACCGGGGCGGGCGGATCTACCTGCGCCTCGTCACCAAAGACCTCACCCGCCAGCCGCTGTCCGACTGGCCGGGACTGCAAGCCGTGCCCGGCACGGCGAAGATCACCGCCGGCATCCTCGTCGGCAAGGACGCCGGCGCCCAGGACGTACGCCTCGACGTCGTCAACGATGCCATCTTCGTCGCCGGGCAACGAGGCACCGGCAAGTCCTCGCTGCTGCAACAGATCGTCGCTGGCGCCGCCATGTGCGAGGATGTGGAGCTCTACCTCGGTGACCTGAAAGACGGCGCCGAGTTCTACGCCTGGCGCGACCGGGTGACCATATTCGCCGACAACCCGGCCGCCACAACCGCCATGATCGACGAACTGTTGAAGCTCCGTACCGCCCGCTCAAGGGCGCTGACCAAGATGGATCTGCGCAAGTGGCGCCCGGGGTGCGGGCTCCCGTTCCTGCTGTGCGTCATCGACGAAGTTGCCGAGCTCGAGAAGGGCGACGGCAGCCCGCAATCGAAGCTCACCCGCCTCGTTCGCCTCGGCCGTGCGCAAGGGATCGGCGTCGTCCTCGCAACCCAACGACCGTCGCACGACTGGATCGACACGTCACTACGTGCCAACTGCAACGTTGCCATGTCGTTCCGTGTCAAGGACTCGAACGAAGCCAACGTCGCCCTCGGTGCCGGTGCTGTAGGTGCCGGCTACCTTTCGCACCAGCTCCCGAAACCAGGCGTGTTCCTGATCCTCGGCGACGACGAACAGACCCCGCGCCGGTGCCGCTCCTACTGGCTCTCCGACGCCGATGTCGCCACCATCGTCGCCAAGCTTCCGGCAAGGACGTCGGACGAGGCTACGGAACCGGCTACCGGCACCCCCTCAGAGCCGATTGAAGCGCACTGTATAGAGGCGTCGGAAGCCGCCGATCGGCTATCGGCTACGAGCGGGGGCTGGGGCACGCCCCTCGGCCCGTCCCTGGTGGCCCCGACACCGCCCGACCTCGAAGGCAACCCGATCCGCCAGAGGGTGTGGAAAGAGCTCGTCGAGCACCCCGCATGGACCACCCGTGGACGTCTCGCACGCACCGCGCTGGCCGGTGGATCGAGCGTGTCGAAGTGGCTCAAGGAGTGGGAGGACGGCGGCTGGGTGGAACGCCGCGGGCAGCAATGGCGGCGCCGAGTTCCCGTCAACGTGCTCGAGAACGTGTCATGATTCACGCCGTGGCGCGACGTGAAGTAACCCTGCGCAGGTGGGCGGAGGACCGCGGGTTCACGTACGACGCCGTCCGATCGTGGCGGCAATGGCGCCCCGACTTCCCCGAGATGTCGCAACTCGCCGGCCGCACCGCGCTCTACTACGAGGCCGACCTGAACGCCTTCCTGCGGCGTAATCCGAACCTCGGCAAGGGGCTCGGCTGGAACCGCAAGCAGCCCAACACACTCCCGTGATACCGTTGGGGAACCAACCGCAGGCGACCTCCACCCGCACCACGAACGGCCCACCCCACCGCCATGGGGCGGGCCGTTTCGCGTACCGTGGCCCGATGCGACCGAGATAGGTACTGCTGGCGATCCTGTTGACGATGGCGGCGTGCGGGGAAGACCACCCGACGGTGCAAGAGGCGGCATGCACGGCACATTGTATTCGTCCGGTCATAGGGCGTACGTATGTGCTCTGACCTGGTGTTTCTACTTTCGCAGATGCGTCCCGGTTCCCACGATTGGACAGGAATGTTCGATTAGGTGTTGACAGGGGTGTGCGGAATGGTATTTAATACATACATGACCGCAACGCAGAACCTCACTAACACCCCCGCCGCTCGGACGCTCACGGAAGATCAGCAGGCCATCGCCACCCTGCTCGCCTGGTGGAACATCGTCACGGTGATGGCAGGCGGGGTCATTCGATGAGCGATCCCGAGGTGTGGTGCGAGGCATGCGGGTGGGCGTGGACGGCTGCGGGCTATCCGGAGGAGGAGGTCAAGTGCGACAACTGCGGTGGTACTTGGTTCGTTGACGAGGTCGACGAATGACCGACCGCTCACGCTTCGCCGAGTACCGGGACCGCCTTCGCGGCGGTCCCCCTCGCGCGCCCCAGCCGTGCGGCACGAAGGGCGCCGCCCGCCGCCACCAGCGCAACCACGAACCGCTGTGCGCCCTCTGCGCTCCCGTGTGGGCCGCCCATCAGCACGAGCAGTACGAGAAGCGGAAGGGCCGAACGACTTAGGCCAGATACACCCGCTCGCCGTTACCGCTTCATCTAGGATTCGCCCGCTGGACATGAAGGGCGGATGCTCGTGGATGAACTCAGGATGCTTGAGGGACGCGCTCTCGCGATGATCCTCGACGAGATACGGGAGGCCCGCCGTTCCGCCCAGGCCGCCGCTCTGCTTCAATCTCGGCGATCGCTGCCCGCAGCTCCGTCAACTCTCGGAGGATCGCCTCGACGAGATGTCCGCTGTCGTCGCCCTTCGACGGCCGTTTGGCCGGGATCTCGTACCCCTTGAGGAGCGCCCACAGTTCGCCCGTGCGGGCCTCGAGCGCTTGCTCCAGCTTCGTCACGGTCACCTTCTTGCGGGGCACGAACCGGCAGCGTTCCCAGTTGCGGATCGTTTCGCCGGACACGCCGACGGCGGCGCCAACGTCATCGAGACTGAGGCCCAGTTCGTCGCGCAGCGCGGCGACCCGAGCAGCGAACCGCTCCTGATTGGCCCTGTCGTTCATGGTGACGGACTGCCCTTCCGCATCAAGTGGTCGTCGCTCACCGAGCGTAGCGGATGGCACTTGGCATTGTCTGGCATCACCTAGGCAAGATGGCCTATTGCAAGTTTCGCCAACTCCTGCCAAACTTTGGGCATGCACTTCGCCCGCACCATTCTCGCCGAACGGCGGACACTGGCGGGGCTCTCGCAGGCACGACTAGCGGAGCTCGCCGGCATCAGCCGTGAAGCACTCCGACTGATCGAGCTGGGCAACTGCACGCCCCGACCGTCCACCGCGCTGGCGCTCGCCGCCGCCCTTGGCGTCCCCACGTCCGACCTCTGGACCCACGAGGACGTGGCGGCATGAGCACCACCATGTTCCGGCTACTCGATGCCCTGTCAGACCTTGGATGTGCTCCGGTGGTGGCTCGGCTCAATGACCAAGTCGTCTCCGTCCGGCTGTCCAACAACGAAGCGGATTGCCTCGCCGCGCTGATCGAAACCACCCTCGCCGAACGCCGGGCAGCGGCATGAAGCGCCTCCTGTTCCTCGCCGCCGCCCTCCTCGCCGTGGTCGTGTACTGCATCCTCGGCGCCTACCACTTCTTCGACTGGGAAGAGGAAGACGCCAACGCCGCCAAGGTGATCGACGCCATCCGCGCAACCGGCCCGGGGTGGCAGCGATGAACGTCTGCTCGTGCCGCACGCCGCACCGGCGAGGCAACTGGTGCCTCCGCTGCTGGCACCCGATCGTCCCGTTGAGCTTCGCCGCGACCCCCTTCGATGCGGATGCTCCGGGCGACGCGGCCGGGGAGGCCACCATCTCCCCGGCCGCATTCTCCGCCGCCGAGCTCGAGCGG